AAGGAGTACAACTTCACCGGGAACGTTGTGACAACGGTTACGGATAAACCTATTGACATCAATGTGCGTTTAACTCCAACTGTTCCCATCCCCAAGCGGCCAGCCCGATATTTTTTGGATGTTTTGGCTAATAGTTCTGACTTGACAGTTCAGATTACAGATGACAGTGTTAAAGCTCCGTCGATCATGTACAAGTACAATGAGCCGACATATACAAAACCACAAGTACTGTTTAATCGGACTGTCATCTGGAGACAAGATTGCATCGTTCGCGAAATTAAGTACGATTACAGCGCTAACCCTGCTGTGATTGATTTCACGATCACGACCAAGAACCCAATTTTGTACGGACCCGAGTTCGCGATGTTTGTAGGTTTGAGCAACCAGAATTGGGCACAGGCTATTAACGACGCTCAATCGATTCTAGATAAACTGTATATCAATCTCGGGTACCTTGACATCGTCAGATTGCGAATGGGTCTCCCTCCGGTTGGAACTAACAGTTACCAGATTTTCAACAGAGGTTTGACGCAGTTTCATGCCTATGTGAATGGATCATCGTCGACCCAAGACGGATTCTTTGAGATGACTAAATCCGAAACCGGCGGTCGTATGTTCAACATTACTGGCGGGTACCAGCCTCTGTCTTCGACGTGTTACGCTAGCGAAGCATATCCAACCATCACCCCGTCTGATATATCTGCGTTCCTTAGGAATTTAAACCCGCCTCCTGTTAAGTTTAGCGTGCCGAACATTGGAAACGCTTACGTCGCTATTGATTTGGCCATGGCTAGGAAGGGTTTGTGATATGCCGAATATGGTTCAGGTTCTTGAAGACCGCGCTATGAGTACGTTACGGTCATTCCCGGTTTTTGACATGCTCATCAAAGAGGGTTTGTATACGGCATCGATGACATTTCGCTGCAAAGGTGTATTCCCGTGGCCGCCAGGTATACTTGTGTGCTGTATGGGGAGTACTAAAACCCCGTTCATCGTCGAAGAGATCACGTATGAGTCTGAGGGGATCAGCGAAGTCCGCGGTGTTTCCGTATGGGAAGCTTTGAAGCGAAAAAACAAGGGTGGTTGGTATTACGAACACCGAGACAACCCAGTGTGGCCTGCACGGATCGACCCCATCACGGTTTTGAACGGGTCGATCGAAAGTATCAACAATAACAAGTACCGTTGGTTCCCATTCTGGATAAAACTCAATGCTAACGGACAGCACCCTGATTACCAAATCGATTTCGATCTGACTGCCAGTATTTATGATGATGTCTATGCCGCTGCGTTGTACAACCAGTTGTTCTTTAAATCGTTTGTGCTTCCTACGAAAAACATCCCCTCAAACGTCACAGTCTGGCTGGAAATCGGGTCTCTAAACAGCACCTCAGTTAGCCCGATCGATATTGGCTCGCTGGATTCAGTCCACTCTCGAGTGGTTCGTCGACTCCCCCAGCAACCAACACACTGGTATATCCAGAAAACAAAGGACTACGGATCCTGGCAGATGGCTTCTCGAGGGCGTATCCGCACGTGGTATGAGAACCGAGCATATATGCAAGAAACCACTGACTGGAGTGGTCCGTACAGATACGAGTCGGGTATCGTTGGTGACCAGAGCCGAGAATGGGGCCAGACTACTGAGGAAATTCGTTGTGAACCTCTCAAGTCTGTTGAGGTTACTATCGACGAAATTTCGTCAGAAACATTCCATAGGCTTGAAATCGGTAACCCTGTAAAGTGCTCGATCATGGGTATTCTTATTTCGGGTTATGTCGTCGAACGTACGATCAGTGGCGGAGACAAGACAAACTATTCGATCAAGATCCAACCGGATCGATTCTATGAAAATGGACAGGAGGTAACCGATAAATGGATTTGACGAAAATCGCCGAAGTGGCGAATCCAGCCGTAACAGCACTACTCGGTAGCTCCGGAATCTGGATGTGGGCGAAGACAAAGGCTGAGCGCAACAATTCAGAAGATAGACTACTGCTGGCAGTTGCTAGGAGACAAATAGTCGAGCAAGGCCGCAAATACCTAAAACGTGGTTACATCACGATGGACGAGTATGAAGAATACGAAGACCATTACAAGTTGTATTCCAATTTGGGCGGAAACGGCCTTGCTCGTCGCATATTCGAACAGGTAGATGATCTACCTATGATGCCCACTGGCATTGACGGAAGGAAGAACTGATGAACAATCAGACCTACGATATTTTCAAGCGCGTTGCGCTTATCATCATCCCGGCGCTGGCTACGTTTGTCAACGCGGTCGGTATGGTCTGGGGCGTCCCGTACACCAACGAGGCTACCGCCACGATCACTGCCTTCGGCGTGTTCCTGGGTGCAGCCTTGGGCATCTCGTCCAAGAACTACGAGCCCGAGACGCAAGGCACCGTCGTGGTGACGAAGCATAACGACGTCTACGCAGACTTCGCGGCCGAGCCTGGTAACCTCAAGGATGGCGACACCATCGTCTTGAAGGTTTCCAAGCCCGAGGAGTAAGAAAAACGTTCGGCATAGTGAGTACTATCCACTCTACACGAAAGGACTCACCATGTCTAACGTCGAACGCCTCTACGAACCTGAGGACCTCGAGAACGAGGTGCTTAACTGGCTCGGTGGAGAGGACCCGTCGACCAGTGAGTACACTACTGCTGTTGGTAACCTCGAACGACTGCACAAGCTCGTTAAGGACTCTGACCTTAAAGAGAAGCTTATGCCTTCGTCCGAGACCATTGCTAACGGCGTGGTGTACTTGCTCGGTCTTATGGCGGTCCTCAACTACGAGCAGACCCACGTTCTTGCCTCAAAGGCATTTTCGATGCTGAAGTTCCGTAAGTAGAACTGCTCGAAAGTCTATAACCCTAAAATCTAGGATTATAGACTTTTTCTTACTGCATATTTTACGCGGCGAATAATGAGAACTATCAACCCTCTTTGAAAGGAACCGCCATGTACTACATCATCCTGTACGTTTCCATCCTCATTCCTCTTTCTCTCGCTATTCACTACGCGCTCATGCTACGCAATTACAAGATCCATCTCAACCAGGTCTTTCACTCGTACAAAGCCGCAAACATGACGCTTAGCGAAGGCAAGAGCTACGAAGAAGCGATGGAAACTCTGATGAATGATCTAGACGTCGTGTTCTACCACTGACTCTCGTCCTATAGCCCCTAACACGGGTTATAGGCTTTAATTAACACAAACTAAAACAAACTTTACACAACTAATAATGAGAACTATCAACCCTCTTTGAAAGGAACCATCATGTTCAACGCACTCACCATCACTGTCTGCATTCTCCTCACCCTCTCTTTCGGCTACAACATCTGGCTCGCCTATGTTGCTGACCGCTACGAGACCACCCTCAAGAAGGTGGCCGCGTCGGCTGTCCTCGCATACCGCGACCTCGTTGACGGCGAGACCGAGGCTGAGGTGCTTGGCACCCTCCTGCGTGACATCGATCACGACCTCAATGACTGAAACCCCTCAACCCCTATAACCCCCAACACGGGTTATAGGCTTTGGCAACATATTTTACGCGGCGAATAATGAGAACTATCAACCCTCTTTGAAAGGACCACTCTCATGTCGAAGTACGCTTACTCCTTCGTTGCCGCCGCTACCCTCGCGATTGCAGCACCTGTATTCTACAACCTCGGCAGGATTGAACGCACTGTATTCTACAGCAAGACGTTCAACTACGCCTGCTACGGTAAGAACCAGATGCTCCGCAAGCTCTGCGTGGAGCTCATCAACAAGGACCTCAAGCTCACCATGAGCCTCCCCGACCTTGAAGAAAACTGAACCCTCAAAAGCTCTATAACCCCCAACACGGGTTATAGGCTTTGACCATCAAAATAGGAGTCATTATGAATGCCATACTCGCAACCATTTTCATCACCCTCATACCAGTCGCTGGATTGTGGGTTCTGCACTTGTTTGCGTTCATTGCGGAGTACCGGGGGAACCCCGTGATCGAGCTTGTCGAAGAGCTCCGCAAAAAACACTCGAATACTAATGAGAACTAACCACTCAAGAAAGGATCTCACCATGTCCAACTCGAACGAACTCGAAGAGACCACCCCGAAGACCCCTCTTATGGACCGCATCAAGACGGTCGCTGAAAAGAGCGTCCCGGTCGCCAAGGTTGCTGCCTTGAGCTCCGTCGCTATCTTCTTTGGCGCCATGACCATCGCCGGTCTGCGAGCGTCCTCGGACTCCTCTGACGACGAGTGACACCACTCCTCTGAGAACTCTCAACCCCTATAACCCCTAACACGGGTTATAGGCTTTATTTGAAAGGAAGCACTACCATGACCATGCGAAAGATCTTCAACCTATCTGAAGTCGACCTCAGCGTCCCCGAAGGATCGCTCATCTCGATCTCGGTTGCTCATTCGGCCCCCGTACGCCCGAACACCCTTGAGATGACTGCTCTCGGGGTGCTTGTCAGCAAGCATACCGACGGCAAGGTGGTCAAGCCTCTGCGCGTCGCACCATATAACTATGAGGACATCTACTTCATTGACGGATCCGGTGAACGACTCCTCATCTCCAGGGAAGAAGCCGACAAGCCTGACGCTAAGTACGCAATTGTCCCGTTCCGGTTCGTCATGACTGACCGTCGCCGGGCATTCGCCAAGAACATCGTCATTGTCGATAACACTGAGCTTCACGATCCCTACATCATCGTCGACTCTCTCGCGGTTGGATCGGATCCGAACTTCATCCCGATCGCTGCCACGTCCATCCTCGGCCTCGATCTCGCCGAGTACATCTCAAACATCTGATCTTCAACCATCCTCCATATTTTCAAGAAAGAAGCACAACCATGTCTATCAAGAACACCATCAAGCTTGCCATGAACTGGATCAAGTCCAACCCTCAGATCCTCATCACCGGCCTGGGCATCGCAGCCTCCGTTGCGACCGCCATCACATCCGGTAAGGCCCACGCCAAGGCTATCGCCGATGACAACGGCGTGTCCGACAACCTCCTTGACTTCGCCAAGCGCAACTGGATGACCTACATCCCCGCTGCGGCCAGCCTCGGTGTCACGATCTTCGCGATCGTCTCCCTCCACAACGTCACCTACAAGAAGTACCAGGCTCTCGCTGCCGCGTACTCCATTTCTCAGATGAACGTGTCTGAGCTCCGCAAGAACGTGCTCGAGCAGGTCGAGGTCATCAAGAAGGGCGGCAAGCCGGCCGACAAGAAGGCCGCAGAGAAGAAGCTCCCCGAGGGCTCGATGGTCATTTTCGGTGACGAGGAGGTCCTGTGCAAGGACGCCATCACCGGACGCACCTTCCGTTCCACGGCGGAGAAGATCCGTGGATACTGCAACAACATCTCTGAGGACCTGCTGAACTTCGGCCCCTGCCCTCTGAACGACTTCTACGCTCAGATTCACATCGGTGAGACGGGTGTTGGTGACGAGCTTGGCTGGGATGGTGGCATGACCATCAAGCCCGAGTTCCGTCCGGTGCTCCTGCCCTCCGGTTCGCCTGCGGTCGAGGTCGCTCTGACGCCTGCCCCTCAGCCGAACTGGTTCAAGATCGGTTGAAGAGCCGTGACCACGGAGAATAAGGTCACTTTCACAGACGAGCCGATCGAGTATTCTGACCCTCCAGAATACTGGCCGAACACAAAAAACGGGAGTCCTAATGAGAACTAACCCTCAAGAAAGGACCCCTCCCATGTACACCTTCGGAATCATGATCGGCTTCTTTGGCGTTTGCTGCGCCCTCGATCCCAACCGTGCTCGCAAGAAGGCATACAAGAAATCCCAGAACTGAGACCCCCTCATCCTATAGCCCCTAACACGGGTTATAGGCTTTGTCCGAATTGAAAGGCAATCACTACAATGGAAACCTTCGGCACCATCTTTATGCTCATCATCATCCTTGCCTTCATCACCTTCATGATGATCATCAACGCGATCACCAAGATCCTCGGCGGAGGTACCGGTAAGATCGCTGCTACCGGCTTTATCGGCTTCCTCCTTCTTAAGGCCTTCGGCCCGAAGCTTGAGAAGTACATCGAGGAATACCGCAACAGCCAGAACAAGTGACCACCCAAAACTTAGTATTTGGAAGGAATATCATGAATCGCGCACTCGCGTCTATCGGAATTGCCGCAGCTGTTATCTGCGGGTCTGCTACCCCTGCTCTCGCAGCAGATACCCCCATCGACGCCAAGATCACCTACATCTCCTCGGGAAGTTCCCAGGTGTCCTCGCCCGTGACTGTCAAGGGATCTTGGTCTACCAAGAAGCTCGAGGTCGGACAGACCTTCAAGGTTACGTCCGATGTCATCAACTGGGCGTACGACTTCCCGTTCACCCTGAATGACGATACCAAGATCGGCTCTTGCAAGACCGACAAGGGGACGCTCACCTGCACGGTGGATAATGTCCCGGATTCGGTCGCCGCTAAGACTGATATTTCCGGTATTTGGTGGACCACCGCTCGCCTTCAGGAGTCTGTCGTCGGTAAGAAGTGGGGTGAGATCTCTATCGGAGGTCGAGCGTGGCCCTTCGCATTCGGTGACAAGGACTGGGATAGCACCTGCGACAACGACTGCAACGGCGGTCACTACGAGGACGCTAAGCCCGAGAACTCGAAGTGGGGCTGGGTCAACCCCGACGGCTCCACCTCTTGGATGATCACTTGGGTCGCCGAGCCTGGCGTTAAGTACTCCGTCCATGACGCGTACACCAAGCTCAGCACTTCGGTTAAGTGCGCCCAGGGCAATACCTGGGATCCCAACACGACCGTATACATCACAGCGACTCAGGTCGACAACTACACCATAGAGTTCACAGCACCCGAGGGCGTGAAGACGTGTGTCACCTACACACCCGAGCCGATGGCTACGCCCGCAGGCGCTAAGACCGCAACCAACGTCGCTGACGTGAACGGCATTAAGCTCGAGCGTACAATCGAGGTCGATGTTCGCGGAGGAACGACTGGAGATGGAACCACCCCGGCGCCCGCTCCGAGTCCTTCTCCTTCTGTGCCATCCCCTGCGCCGAACCCGACCACGACGACTCCAGTGCCTCTGCCGTCTCCTCGCATTGAGACCCCTGACACACCTCAGTCGGTAACGCCATCGCCTTCGGCTAAACCTTCTCCCTCTGAGACGCCCATCCCTTCGACCCGACCCACCGTGAAGGCCGAAGCACCCAAGACCAGCGAGACCAAGCTCGCTAAGACCGGAACCTACGCGAACGTTCTCGCGGTTCTGGTCCCCCTGATCGCTGCCGTCGGCACGATCGCATATCTCGCTTCTCGAAAGGAAGACAACTGACATGCAGTCCATCAAGGTTAAGTACATCAACTTCTTCGGAGAGGAAACTGAGGAGAAGCTCCACTTCCACCTCTCCAAGGCCGAGCTCATGAACATGGAGCTCCAGCGTACCCCGCTCTCTGCCAAGATCGCCCTGATCAACGGTGGCGAGGCTTCTCCCATGGATGCCTACAAGCTCCTTCAGGAGTTCGTGGGTGCCGCCTACGGTGAGCGTTCGGAGGATGGTACGCGATTCTTCAAGGATGAGCGTGCGACCAAGGCGTTCCTTGCTTCCCCCGCATTTGACGCCCTTCTGGACAAGCTCAGCAACGATCCCAAGTTCTCGAACGGGTTCCTTGCCGGCCTCTTCCCTGATGACATCATGGGTAAGGCCAAGAAGCTGATCGAGGAGCACCCTGATGCTTCCCTCGAAGAGCTCCGCAAGATGGCTGAGGCAAACTGATGCCGGATATCGTCCCCATCGAGCCTACTCGGCCCACTGAGGTCTCCCTCCCTGGCAACACTGACAAAGCCAAGGAGGGGGCCTCCCCCGAGAAGAAGGTTATTGCCAAGGCCAAGGTCCAGAAGAAGTCCGCCGTCAAGGAAGCTCTTCGGACCTTCTTCGCTCAGGATCTCCCAGAGATTGCTGAGCATCTTGTTATTGACGTGGCCATCCCGGCCGCTAAGAACGCCATCACTGACATGGTGACTCAGGGTATTCAGCAGCTGCTTTATGGCGAAGTCGATCCCCGGCGTCGCCCCACATCTGGATACACGTCATACTCCAGTTCCTCTCGTTCGGATCGTGGTCGGGCTTACTATGACTCGCGTAGATCTGAACGTCATGAACCGCGTCAGCCGAAGCCCACGAATGTGGAGGACCTTGTGTTCGACACTCGCGGCGATGCGGTTGATGTGGTCGAATTCATTGCCGAACAGATCGAAGAATACGGTCAGGTGTCTGTCGCCGACCTGATGTCTTCAGTTGGCATTCAGCCCCGATACACCGATGAACGCTGGGGTTGGACCACAACCGACGCGTTCGAAATCCGACAGATCAGGGAAGGTTGGCTTGTCTCTGCCGACCGTCCCGAACCCCTCAAGTAACATATTTGCTCAGAAAGGAGCACACTCAAATGTCTATCACGACCGCTTTCCACACGGGCATGGCTCGTATCTCGAAGCACGCCCCCACCATTCTCTCCGTCACCGCCTCCGTTGGCGTCGTCGCAACTGGCTATCTCGCATGGCAGGCCGGCACTCGATTCGAGGACTGCGAGGGTCGCGACTGGGATCGCCGTAAGGAGTGCATCCGCAACGCAGATCAGATCGCTGATGAGGACGTCCACAAGATCGAGATGAAGAACCGCATCCTCTTCATCCTCGATACGGCGTACACCTGCGCGCCTGCTGCGATTGTCGGTGCATCTACCATCGCGATGATCTACTTCTCGAACTCGATCAACAAGAAGCGTCTCGCTGCCGTTGGCGCGGCGTACACTGTTCTTCAGACTGCGTTCGACGACTACAAGAAGAGCATGGTCACCGCACTTGGCGAGGAGACTGTTGCGAAGATCACTCGTCCGAATCTCCCCAACTACGACAAGACTGCTGAAGAGATCCTCTCTTCCGACAACAAGTCTGACGCAGCCGCCGTTGTTGATGCTGTCCTCGCGTCTATTACAGACCTGTCGCCCTACGCGCGCATCATCACCGAGGAGTCCTCGAACTGCTGGGATGAGAATGAGGATTACACCTCCGAGACGCTTGCCGCCGTTCAGCTGTGGGCAAACCGTCGTCTCGAGCGAAAGGGTCACCTCTTCCTGAACGAGGTCTACGATCAGCTCGGCCTGTCCCGCACTCGTGAGGGTGCTGTGGTCGGCTGGATCAAGAACTCCGAGAACGGCGACAACTACGTCTCGTTCGGAGACTATGACGCGAACATCTACCGCGTCCCGAGCGAGGACTACTCTCGTGTTGACTCGAACTTCATCCTCGACTTCAACGTCGACGGAATGATTTGGGACAAGATCTGACATGAACTACACATCCTGGCTTATCGAGCGAGGATGTCTCGAGAACTACTCGGAGCTTGCTTCGGTGTGGGATGAACTCGATTTCGCGTGGTATATTCCTGAAGACGAAGATAAGGCTATCCAGGCCCTTCGTATGAGGGATGAGTACTGCTACGAAACGGGTATGCCCTCGCCGAGGCAAGCTCCGGCTTCGTTCCTTGAGGTCTTCGTGAGCATTACCGACACCCTGACAGCTATGCTGTATCAGGATCGGGAAACGTTCACGAAGTCTATTCTTCTGAACGTGGGCGCTCGTTCATATTCTGACGACGGGCGCCTACCTTCCGAGATCCATGAAGAGGCGCTGAACATCGCAGAACGTGTGATGTACAGGGCCTACTCAAGGAACGGAACCGGCGGATTATTCATCATACCGGGTGCTGATATTCTCGAGACACCCCTAACAACCCAAATGATTCAATGGGCCAACTTGTACGATCCGTATCACTAAAAAGGAGGTCTGCGGGAGGTGGACTTTTATACAATTGAATCTTCTCCGATGCGCGGTCTGCCGGGTGTCATGGAGGCAGCGCCTTGGTTCTTGAATCTTGACTCTAGGGATATCATGATACGAGACGGTGACTTCGTTGCTGTCTGGAATCCAAAGACTGGTCTGTGGTCGAAGAATGAATTCGATGTCATTAGTCTGGTTGACGATGACGTTCGAAAATTCGTTGAGAATTCGGCTCCTCAGCAAATGGTCCCGAAGTTCTGCGCGTCAGAAAGGGATGGCGTCTGGAGACGATACCGTCAGTGGACCAAGAATATGGTCGATACAGATCATCCTCTTGATCGGATGCCGGTATTTGCAGACACCCCGATTCGTCGAGAAGACCATGTCTCGTATCGTCTCCCATATTCACTAGAGGATGGGGTTCCGGTTAACTGGGCTAAACTCGTCGACACTCTGTATGACCCCTCTGAACGCCAGAAGATCGAATGGTGTATTGGGTCGGTCCTCACCGGCGACTGTCGAAAAATCGACAAGTTTCTGGTCTTCTATGGTGATCCAGGTTCTGGCAAATCAACGATTTTGAACGTGATGCAAATGCTCTTTGGAGATTATAGCGTCGCGTTCGACTCCGAGTCTCTTGCTCAGCGAAGTAACTCTTTTGCGTTGGCGTCTTTTGTTAGTGATCCTCTAGTGGCTATTGAACACGACGGCGACTTGAGTCGAATCGAGACGAACACCCGTCTGAATTCGATCATCTCGAACGAGATTCAGCTCATCAACGAGAAGTTCAAGAAGCCGCACTCCATGCGCATCTCCACCATGCTGATTATGGCGTCCAATAACCCGGTCAAGATCACTGACGCAAACTCGGGTATTCCTAGACGTTTGCTTGATGTTTCGCCATCTGGAAGGCGTCTACCAATAGACGAGTACACTAGCGTCATGGATGGTATTCATCTGGAACTCGGCGTTATCGCTAAGCACTGTGTCGAAGTGTATCGTAGTCTTGGAATGAACTATTACCGAAATTACCGGTCTAAGACTATGGTTTCGGAAACTAATCCCATCTACAACTTCGTCATGGAGATGTATGAAGATTGGGGCGACGACGATAAAGTCACTCTCGCTAAGGCGTATTCGGATTATAAGGATTATGCTAATGAGACTGGGATCCAATACGTCGTGCCGAGGTACCGGTTCAAAACAGAGCTTTCTCGATATTTTCAAGAATTTCGAGACCGGGTTATGGTTGATGGCATACCTTATCGGAGTTTGTTCATAGGTTTTCGCAAGGACAAGTTCGAAAGCTCCGAGCTTACTCCAACGGTCGTGAAGAGTGAGTCATGGCTCACCATGCGACAAGGAACACCGTCTATATTTGACGAGCATTTCGCAGGCTGTAAGGCTCAGCTTTCGTCAAAGGACGGCACGCCTCGTAAAGCCTGGATATACGTAGACACGGTGTTGCGCGATATCCCTCCCGTCGACGAACACTATGTACTCATGCCAGAAGAGTACATCTGCATTGATTTTGATCTGAAAGGAGACAATGGTGAAAAAGACCTCAATGCTAATCTTCGCGCTGCTTCTGCTTGGCCTCCGACGTATGCGGAAACGTCAAAAAGTGGCGGCGGCGTCCACCTCATCTATCGATATCCTGTCGATAAGGATACCCTTGCTGAATATTCGCCTGGAATTGAAATCAAACGATTCCGTGGGAACGCGTCTCTTCGGAGACGACTGTCCCTTCACAACGACCGAGGTATCGAGGATTATCCGGGAGACCTCCCAACAAAGGCCCCCAAGATGATCAACAAGAAACATGTCCAGGACGAGAACCATCTCAGGGCTCTCATCGCTAAGGCGCTTCGCAAGGAGGTGCACGCAAACACTGCTCCAAATGTCGATTTCATCAAGAGAATTCTGGATGAAGCATATGAATCAGGTATCACATACGACGTCACGGACGCTCGTAACTCGGTGACCTCTTTCGCGATGTCTTCGACCAATCAGAAGGATCGTTGTCTCAAGATGGTCCAGCAGATGCACTTCATGTCTGAGGACAAAGCAGAGGTCACTGAGGACGGAAGCGGACGCATCGCATTTTTCGATGTTGAGGTCTTCCCGAATCTGTTTGTCGTCTGCTACAAGATTAGGGGTCAGACCAATGTTCGGTTCCTTGTGAATCCCGGCGCCAACGCAGTGAAGTCGTTGTTCGATCTTAGGTTGATTGGATTCAATAACCGTAAGTATGACAACCACATCATGTATGCTGCGTCGCTCGGATATTCGAACGCGGAGCTCTTCGAGATCTCTCAGCGTATCATCAACAACGAGAAGAACGCAACGTTCCGTGAGGCGTATAACCTTTCTTACGCGGATATTTACGACTTCTCGACGAAGAAGCAGTCCCTCAAGAAGTGGGAGATCGAGCTCGGGATCAAGCACCAGGAGAACAACATCCCTTGGGACCAGCCGGTTCCTGAGGATCAGTGGGATGACGTCGTGGAATACTGCAAGAATGACGTCGAGGCTACTGAGGTGGTGTTCGACCATCTGGCTAGCGACTGGGGCGCTCGCAAGATTCTTGCGGAACTCTCCGGTCTGAGTGTCAACGACACCACTAACCAGCACACTTGTGCTCTGGTGTTCGGTAAGGAGCGTCGACCTGACAAGTCGAAGTTCGTTTACACTGACCTCAGTGAGATGTTCCCGGGTTATACCTTTGACAAGTTCAAGGGTTCATCCTACCGTGGAGAAGATCCGGGGGAGGGTGGTTACGTATATTCGGAACCCGGATATTACGAGAATGTTGCCCTCCTCGATGTCGCATCAATGCACCCGACGTCGATTGAGCAACTTAACCTGTTCGGTCCTTATACTCAGCAATACAGTGAGCTCAAGCAGGCTCGTGTGGCGATCAAACATAAGGACATGGACGAGTTGAGTAAGCTCTTCGACGGGCGTCTTGTTGAGATCGCGAAGAACTATGATCTTGACGAACTTGGAAAGGCTCTCAAGATTCCAATCAACTCCATGTACGGGCTTACGAGCGCTAAGTTCGATAACCCGGCATGGGATCCTCGCAATGTCGATAACATCGTCGCGAAGCGAGGCGCGCTGTTCATGATCGACCTCAAGCACTATGTGCAAGAGGAACTTGGTCTGACGGTGGCCCATATCAAGACGGACTCCATCAAGATTCCGGGAGCCACACCTGATGATATTCAGAAGGTGATGGACTTCGGGAAGCGGTATGGGTATGACTTCGAACACGAAGCCACCTACGCCAAGATGTGTCTTGTCAACAAGGCTGTGTACATTGCGAAGTACGAATCCCCGCACGAAGGCGAATGGACGGCCACTGGCAAGCAGTTCCAGGAACCTTACGTGTTCAAGAAGCTCTTCACCAAAGAGCCGATTGAATTCGAGGATTACGTCCAGACCAAACAGGTCAAGACCGCGATGTATCTGAAGTTCCCAGACGGAGCCAAGCACTTCGTGGGTAAGGTCGGTGCGTTTGTGCCGATCAAGCCTGAACGAGGTGGAGCTGAGCTCCTTCGGATGACCAACGAAGGCGAGATCAAAGACGCCGTCGTGGGGACAAAGGGCTATCGCTGGAAGGAAGCAGAGATGGTCCGATTCATGCATCAGGAGCAGGACGTTGATACGTCTTACGCCGAGATGCTCGCCGATGAGGCAAAACAAGCGATCGAACAATTTGTCGATCTTGAAACACTGTGCCGCTGAGAAAGGAAAACATCATGGCATTCAACAACACCCCCTCTGATCTGGTTATCGAAGACGCGAAGCTCCTGTTCACGAATTTTGCTGGGTCGCCTACTCGATACAACCAGGATGGAGGTAAGCGCGAGTTCTCGGTTGCTATTCCTCTGAACCTCGTCGAGGATCTCGAGCGGGATGGCTGGAACGTCAAGTATCGCAAGAACCAGGACGGCGAGATCGATCCCGAGCGTCCTTACCTCGGAGTCAAGGTCTCGTACAAGTTCCGTGCTCCGGCCATCTGGCTGGTTACCGGCGGTCGCAAGCAGCTCCTCAACGAGGACACGGTTGGTATCATCGACAACATCACGATCAAGACGGCAGATGTGGTCATTCACCCGTCGGTTTACGACATCCGTGGTCAGAAGGGTATCTCCGCTTATGTGAAGGAGCTGTATGTCGTGATGGACGACGAGTCGGCTTCCTTCGCGGCGAAGTACGCGGATCTCGACTGATCATATTTTAAGACGGGGGTGGGCCGTAAAAAGTCTGCCCCCGTCTTTCGAAAGGAGTAATCATGTACAAAGAGTATGCTGACATCTGGGCAGACGTGCCCGGCTTTAACCACTACGAAGCCAATCGTCTTGGCACTATTCGCCGGAAGGATACTGGCACAACTCTCAGGCCGTTCAAGCGTAAAGGCAACTCACGCTATGTGCGGCTATACACGACTCCCGGCGAGGCTCGAGAGCGCTCGGTCGCGTCGGTGATCTGGGCTGCCTTCTACAAAAGGTGGCCGGACAGGGGTCTGTGCGTCTGCCATGCCGACGGAGACCTCGAGAACAATTCGCTCGATAACCTGTTTCTGGGAAGTCGATCGGATGTCCGAAAAACACAGAGGCGTCGAGATGATCTCATCTGGGCGCAGCTACAAGAGGAAGGAGAACTGGTTCTATGAGTAACTGGTTCGAAACCGTTGTCCCGAATGACCGAACATGGTCGCGGGATCACTTGAAACCCGCGAAGACTGTTAAGAAGGGTGATGCGACTGACATTGCGCGTTACCTTTCTACGGTACTCGAACATACGGATGATCCTGCTCTCAACGGAGACAATTTCACCGCGGTCGTCAACATCAAGAACGGCTTCATTCCTGCCAACGGCGACTATTCTGGCTTCTCGATTCAGATCGAGGGCATTGTCATGGGCGAGCAGGTCAACAAGACTATCAACGGTAGTAGCGACCCCGTGGCTACGGAATATGTCTGGTCCGTTCACAAGATCGTTTTCTTTGTAGATGGTCGATCCGCTAGCGACAGCACCAAGGAAACGGTGATCGACGCCGGCGATGACTGGATCATGCGCGCCTTTACGCATGGCGATGAGGATGAACCCGGATTCGGCAAGGGCTCTAAGTATGGCTCATGGTGGGCCAACAACGCTGAATTCAACCCGAAGATCACTACTACTTCCCGGATTTCTATCAAGGAAGCACTTAGGAAGAACCCTGGAACGGAGAATATCTGATGACACAGATTCCCGACAACATGAAGACATACCTCAAGACCCCGGCGGCTCAGTTCAACCGAGATCCTCGTTCTGAGAAGGTCATCAACTCTGGTATTCTAGCCATTGCAAAGCGAGCGGTGGGGAACAGCATTGCTGGCGACGAACCTTACACCATCCGGATCAACTTCCAGAATGGTCGGATCGTCGGATCTAAGGCTCAGCCTCGACTCTCTGTGGAGCTCCTCGACGGGCGTGCGTCTACGTCTACGATTGATGTTCCCAAGGAGAACACTGAGGTCTTCATTGAACTCAAGACTCTTGTAGCCGAAGGTTATCCGACGATCACGAACGGTGGCTCCTGGGTTGCTCGTGTGAAGATGGATGGGAATACGGTCAAGTCCGTGTTTGTCAACCACGATTTCAGCGAGGAAGACCGAGAACTCATCAAGGCAGCCCTACTTCGCGGGCTCTTGCCGCAAGCCCAGATGTAACACAAGATAGGAGATATTCAACATGGCATTCAAGACGATGATGGGTCCTGACACCAGCGTGACCAAGGAGACGTTTGACACTCCGCCTCGAGATAATCCGCCGGCCGACTTCTCACCTCTGGTGTTGACAGGATACGATGCGATCATTGACGGGCTGCATTCGTATAAGAAGGATGGCTACTGGTATGTCGACTGGATGGAATGCGTTTCGCTTTTTGGCCACACGTATATCAGCGCGATGAGTCCGTTCTCATGGGAGTGGATTGCTCGTTGCTCGGTTGCTGGAGGCGGATGGGTTCGCGAGAACGTCGAGTTCTACCACGCGATTCCTGAGGAGATTTGCGAGCGGTTGTTGTGTCTCCTATTCGATGACGATGACGAATAAACTATATTCGCATCAGGAAGAGGCCCTGAGGCTCCTGCATAGTGGCAAAGTCCTAGTCGGCGGCGTCGGCTCGGGTAAGTCACGTGTGGGGGCCTCATGGGCCCTTTCGCATGCAGATGTGAATAAGATTGTCGTGATCACCACTGCGCGAAAACGAGACTCTCTCGAGTGGGAGGGCGAGTTTGCTGCGCTTGGTGCTAATTGCGATGAGGTGACGATCGATAGCTGGAACAATGTCTCGAAGTTTGCGGATTACCACGATCATGTGTTCATATTTGATGAGCAGCGTGTTGTTGGATCTGGTGCTTGGGTTAAGAGCTTTCTCAAGATATCGAAGCACAACCTGTGGATCTTACTGAGCGCAACCCCCGGGGATACGTGGCTGGACTATGTGCCCCTGTTCATCGCGAACGGGTTCTACAAAAACAGGACTGCGTTCTCAGAGCAGCACATCGTATGGGATCGATTTGCGAAGTATCCTAAAGTCAAGCGATTCGTTAATACGGGTGTCCTCGAATCTCGCAGACGGCGCATCATCGTGACGATGCCTGCCGAGAGACACACGAGACGCAATCGCAAGGATATTTACGTGCCCTTCGATCGCGACGAATACGATCTGATCGTCAAGAAGCGGATGGATCCTTGGACAAAGGAACCGATCCGAAACGCAGCTGGAGTGTGTTACGCTCTCCGGAGGAGTGTAAACTCTTCTGGTAACAGATTGGATCAGTTACGGTCGATCGTCAAGAAGCGTATCAAAGTGATCGTCTTCTACAACTTTAACTACGAACGAGATGAGTTGCTGAAACTCAAGGACGAATTTGTAGTAGCTGAATGGAACGGTCATGCACATGAACCAATTCCCGATGGAGACTCTTGGGTATATTTGGTTCAATACACGGCTGGGGCTGAGGGATGGAACTGTATCGAGACAGATACAATTGTGTTCTACAGCCTCAACTACTCATACAAGGTGTTGGAGCAGGCGGAGGGTCGGATTGACCGCATCAACACCCCCTACACTGACTTGTGGTACTACTACTTCAAGTCGGAGTCTGGAATCGATTCCGCTATCTCAAAGGCAGTGGCTGAGAAGGCCACATTCAACGAGCGTATATTCGCTCACAATCTGTGAAGGAGCGCTATCATGGCACGCAATTTGATTATGTTCGATCCCTCCGATAACAACTGGTGTGTTGTTTGTCGTATTGGATCTATTGGGGATACCCCAAAGAACACTATCGCATTCTACAAGTCTGAGGAAGAGGCCAACGCGGCAGCTAAGAGCCTTCGAGAGAAGATTGACATCCCCGTTAATATCCAGATCTTTGAATATTCGTACGCGAAGGATGAAATGGATATTTTGCAGATGCTGTTTCTCGACGGTATCGATTTCGCGATCAAGTACATGATCGGATGAAAACGCATCAGAAACTTTACTCGAAGAATTCAAAGAACAGGAAGAATAATGACTGACGCCATTGTCTGCGGAATTGACCCTCATCGCAAATGGATGCTGTATGTGATTTCGTGCGACTGCATCACGGGAAAGCGCAGCGACTTCATGTGGTTCTTCAACACCAGGGAAGAGGCCGAGACTCGTCTCGAGCAGATTGTCCGGGGTAAGACGAACCATAACGCGATCATCAAGATCGTCAAGGTCCGGGCGTTCGAACATATCACGTCTGGGTTCGAACGGGTCGAAAAGGAGGACTGAAATGAATGCTGATTACTCGACTGATGTTATTGGACACCCCGAGCGGATGCTCTACCGGTTCTCGATCGTTGGATATTTGTTTGGGCGTGAGTTGTGGAGGAAGACGTTCTTCTGCGATGACAAGGATCGGGGCGTTGCCTACGCTGAGTGGTACCTCAAGAACCGGGTCGTGAGCATTGCTTGCGATCGATACCGGGTTGAGTTCTTTGACGGTGAGGATACTCGTACCGTGCTTGGTGGACGGGCTCCTAAGAAGAAGGATCCTTGGAAGTCGGACGTTGCCGATATCATGAGGACGTATTCTCCTTGGGATACGACTTTCAAGGCTGCTGTCAATCAGGCGGGTTGGAAGGAGCGTCACGGCGTGTCGCGGGTTCGCAGCGCAGCCATGCGTGTTGGCGTTGGAGCGGGACGTCACTGATTTTTGATGGGTGGGGGATCTCTCAAATGGGGTCCCCCGCTCGTCAAAAGAGACTTGGAGTATCGTTTTTTGCCCCGGTTTAAGTGGGTTAGTGGTCCTGAGTGGGTGTGTGGTTCTTACGAAATTTGTCAAAAATTTTCGGCAAGTGGGTTTGTGGTTTTTGGCAAATTTGTCAAAAATTTTCGGCAAGTGGGTTAGTGGTTCTGAGTGGGTTTGTGGTTTTGACGAAATTTGCTTGTCAGTTTTGACAAATTTGTCATTTTTGAAATGGAAATGACAACCCTTTTTTCGTTGGAATCTCAACGAAAAGTCTATTCATTTGTCATTTGTCACTTTATTTTATTAAGATAATATATAAAATTATATATATATAATATAAACCCCCCCTAAATTTTGTCAAAACGACAAGACCACTTCAACCCCCAAGAATTTTACCAAAACTTTACCTACGAGCTATCTCCTCCTAGAAGCAGCCGTCACTCCAAAAATCTGGGTCGCGTGGGCCGCTCTTATGAGATTTTCACATCTAGGACTTTAGTCCTATATTCATACAAGTGGGTTTGTCCGGCAGTTAAACACGTCTAGCATAATGGAGAGAATGAAGGAATCGACCCATATACCCACTTAAGTGGGTAACCGGTCTAGGACTAAAGTCCTATATGCTACTCTCCTTATACCGTTTACCGCACCCTCGAAAGGAGCCAACATGAGCGTGCGCGAGAACAAGTATCAGAGCGAGCTGATCAAGAAGATCACAACTCTGTTCCCACAGTCCATGATCCTGAAGAACGATCCGAATTATATTCAGGGTGTTCCGGATCTCTTGGTGCTCTGTGACGAGCACTGGGCCATGCTTGAGGTCAAGGCTTCGCGCAAGGCCTCGCACCGCCCCAACCAAGAGTATTACATTGCTAAGCTCAATCACATGGGGTTTGCTCGGTTCGTATATCCCGAGAATGAGGATGAAGTCCTCCGGGATCTCGACGAGTATTTCAGCCAGGCGTGACGTATGCAGTTTTACGACCATTACAATCTCGCCGGCAAGCACGCATTCCTCGGGGCCAGCAAATCTTCGTGGCTCCGCTATGATGAAGCGAAGCTACAGGAAACCTATCGCAAAGCACAAGCGGCTGCGCTTGGAACTCGCTTGCATGAATTAGCTGCAGAACATATTCAGTTGGGCCTCCCATTCGGCGAGCCCGATGAACACGACCCGTTGATGTCAACGGTCGCGAAGTTCGTTAACGACGCAATCTCGTACAAGATGAGCCCAGAGACGGTACTATATTACAGTGAGTACGCCTTTGGGACCGCAGATGCTATATCCTTTGACGAGGACTCCGAATTCCTTCGCATTCACGATCTCAAGACCGGGGTTGGTCCAACTAAGTTCGAACAGCTCGAAATCTACGCGGCCCTCTTCTGTCTTGAGTATGGTGTGCAACCAACCGTTCAGATGCAACTCCGCATCTACCAACACGGCGAACCTCGAACCCATATTCCAGAGTCTGACGACATCCGGGATATTATGGATCGGATTGTTCATTTCAGCGATATTCTCATGGAGAGCGACAATGACTGAAGATACTCTATCCCACTACGGCATTTTGCGGAAGTCTGGCCGGTATCCGTGGGGTTCGGGCAAAGACCCGTATCAGCGCTCACGCGATTTCCAGGGCCTCGTCAAGGGGCTCGCGGATAAGGGTATGAGCGAAGCTGAGATCGCTAAGGGTCTCGGCATGACCACGACCGAGTTGAGGGCCACCAAGTCCATCGCCAAGCGCGAACGCCAGGCGGTGGAGATCGCCATGGTCCGGAAGCTCGATGCAAAGGGTATGTCCCAGGCTGCCATTGCCGACCGAATCGGCGTCTCGGCCTCAACCGTCCGAAACTACCTCAAGGATGACGCAGGCAAGACCTCGTCCAAGATCGAGGGTGTTGCGGATATTCTTAAGCGAGAGACCGACAAGCACCGTTATATTGATATCGGTAGCGGCACAGAAGTTTCGCTCGGCACCACCGCAACCACACTCAAGCTTGCCTCGGCCACTCTCGAGGCACAGGGGTACCAGGTTCAGGACATCAAAATCCTGCAGCTCGGCACCAATAACTACACATCCACTCGAGTTCTTGTCGCCCCTGGCGTTCCCAAATCTGAGACCGTCCAGAATCTCGACAAGATAAAGGTCGTCGGCGTCCGCACGGATCCTGACGGCCACAAGCTGTCCCTCAAGCCACCCGCGCCTCTCGACTCCAAGCGAGTCATGGTGCGATATTCTGAAGATGGCGGTACAAATATGGACGGTGTTATCGAGATTCGCCGAGGTCTGAAAGATCTCAACCTCGGCAAGTCCAACTATGCCCAGGTGCGTATTTCTGTTGACGGAACGCACTACCTCAAGGGCATGGCCATTTACGCGGACGACCTTCCCGCGGGAAAGGATATTCGGTTCAACACGAACAAATCCAAGAAGGTCCCCATGATTGGTGATGGTGACACAGTCCTGAAAAAGATGAAGGACGACCCGGACAATCCGTTCGGTGCAACCATCCGCCGGCAGATGGAATACATTGACAAGGATGGCAAGAAGAAGCTGTCCCCTATCAACCTCGTAAACGAGGAAGGATCTTGGGGTAACTGGTCTAAGACCTTGTCCGCCCAGTTCCTCTCGAAGCAGGATATTTCATTTGCCAAGCAGCAACTGGATATTTCAACTGACGAAGCCAATAAGAAGTTCAGGGATATTATGGCCCTGACAAACCCCGTGCTTCGCAAGAAGGCCCTTCAGGATTTCGCCGATGGCTGCGACTCGGACGCCGTCCGTCTTCGCGCCGCTGCAGTTCCGGGCCAGGCATATCAGGTTCTGCTCCCTGTCACATCGTTGAAGCCCACGGAGGTATATGCTCCGAACTTCAAAAATGGCAGTCAGGTCGCTCTCGTCCGATATCCTCATGGTGGTACGTTCGAGATCCCGATCCTTACCGTAAATAACGGTCATAAGGACGCTAGGAAGACCATTGGAGAGCTTGCTAGGGACGCCATCGGTATTCACCCGAATGTCGCTCAAAGGCTCTCGGGAGCCGATTTTGATGGCGATACTGCGATGGTTATTCCGGTCACACCGCGGAGTCGTATTCGTTCGACATCCCCTCTCAAGGGACTCGAAGGGTTCGACCCCTCCGCCGCATATCCTGGATATCCCGGGATGAAGGTTCTCAGTGAGACTGGAAAGCAGAAGCAGATGGGCATGGTCAGTAATCTTATTACCGACATGACTATCAAGGGCGCTAGCGAAGCTGAATTGGCCCGGGCAGTCCGTCACTCGATGGTGGTTATTGACGCGGCCAAGCACAAGCTTGACTACCGCACCTCCGCTGTCGACAACGGCATCGCCGAGCTCAAGAAGAAGTATCAGCCCGAGGGTGGTGTATCCACTCTTATTTCTCGTGCGGCATCCGAGGTGGATATTCCAAAGCGTAAGCCCCGGTCCATGGCAAAGGGTGGCCCCATCGATCCCATCACGGGTAAGAAGATTTACGAGGAGACAGGTGAATCATATACTGTCACCCGTGAGTTCAAGACCAAGGACCCTCGTATCGAGACCCGCCTCCGTACATCGAAGGCGACCCGCATGGAATTGGTGGACGACGCGCGCAAGCTTTCATCGGGCACCCCCATGGAAGAACTGTACGCCCGCTACGCCAACGACATGAAGTCTCTGGCAAATACCGCCCGCCGGGAGATTGTGAATACCCCCACCTTGAAACGAGACCCGGTCTCCGCCAAGCAGTACGCTGATGAGGTAACCTCCCTCAAGGAGAAAGTCCGGGTGGCCCTCACAAATGCACCGCGGGAGCGTCAAGCTCAGCTCATTGCTGGGGGTGTTGTCCGGGCAAAGGTCGAGGAGAATCCTGGCCTGACCAAGGACGAACGTACCCGCCTTGAAAGTCAGGCGCTTAAGGCTGCTCGAATCAGGACAGGTGCTTCCCGCAAGGAGGTACAGTTCGACATCACCGATTCTGAATGGAAAGCCATCATGAATGGTGCTGTCAGTAACGCAATGATGGAGTCCATCGCTCGTTACGCCGATCCTGAGCGCTTGCACGAACTGTCCATGCCAAAGGAAAAGCCTGTGCTTTCCGTTGGTGTTGTGGCTCGTGCTCGTGCAATGGCAAAGAACGGCGCAACAACCTCTGAGATCGCTGAGATGCTTGGTATCAGTACAAGCTCTGTGCTTGAGGCCGTGAAAGGAAACTGATTGAATCATGGCAACAATGTACCTTACAACTACTGACAATCCTTTCAGTCCAAAGACTGAGTTCGATCAGTGGTTGACATTCGACTTGCAGAAAGGTTACAACTCTTGCGGCCTCCTGGACCGTGTAACCAAAACCAGTGACATTCTAAGTGATGCACTAGTTGCTGACGATGTCGAAGAAGCGATTCAATGGATTCTAGATCATGATGTTACTGGAAAGAGAACATTCGTGATCGAGTGAAACCAATTCAATTGGAGGGAATACCACGGTTCTCCCTCCATTGACCCCCCGGGGGGCTGTCATTTCTTGATGACCCCCCACCCAAATCGCGCCCCACCTTCGATTTACCCCGGAGGTATATTTCGATTTGGGTTTTGGCTTGCCCCGGCCACTTAGTTCTCCATGCCTGTTTCTTGCTCCTTTCCGGGCATGGGCTGGGGCAGGCGAAAACTCAGATCGAAGTATAAGAAAGGATGCGCGATGGTCAAAAAGAAGACCAAAACTCCTCGAACTCCCGAGGAAGCTGAACGATTGGCGATAAGTGCTGCCATGGAACTTGCGACTCAGCAGATTCTTGACGGTACTGCGAGCAATTCGATGATTATTCATTTCCTCAAGCTGGGCTCTAGCCGTGAAAGGTTGGAGCAAGCCCGTCTTGAGGCCGATACAACTCTCGCTCGGGCCAAGGTTTCGGCGCTTGAGTCTGCTGCTCGTACTGAGGAGCTGGTTCAGGAAGCTCTGGCGGCTTTCAAAGTATATTCTGGAGATTCGGATGCGGAGCTATGACGAACTCAGACACCTACACACATTCGAAGAACGTCTCGAGTACCTCTCACTCAATGGAGCATTTTTCGGCGAGACCTTCGGTGGATCCAGGTGGTTGAATCAGAGTTTCTACCAAAGCGATATTTGGCGAGAGGCTCGCACCCAAGTTATCGCGAGAGATCTTGGATGCGATCTCGGTCTTGAGGGCTATGAGATTCACGACGGCATTATCGTACATCACATCAACCCTCTAACACCTAGTCAGTGCGAGAGTTTCGACCCATGCATGTGGGACACCAACAATCTCATATGCGTCAGTCGAGATACGCATAATGCAATCCATTATGGAACCAAGGCATTGGCTCTCGACAACTTCGATCCAAGATCGCCCGGAGATACAAAACTATGGTAGGAGGCTAAATGTCGATTCTACATGACACTAAGACCTACCTCGGGTTGATTGAGGATGACACTTCATTCGACAGCGAAGTTACGGACGCCATTGATAATGCTTTGGCTACTGCGACTCAGCTAAACCGCGAAGTTGGCGACCTATCGTCCGAGGCAGATTACCCCACGACGACTCTTGGACGGATCCTACGTCAGTATGTGAACTTCTCAGTTCGATTGATGTTCGATCCGCCGCAGACCTCGTTCGCCATCAAGGCGGTTGAGGCTTTGCAGAAAGAGGCGGAGTGGCGACTGACTATTCAATGATGGGAGAAAACCATGAGCGAAGAAACTCTGTCTCACTACGGCGTACTCGGCATGAAGTGGGGCGTCCGTAGACGGACGGAAAGCTCCGGAGGAGCCGGACTTCGGTCCGTCGAGGAGAAGAAGAAGATCGGTGAAGCTGTCAACGCTGAGGCATTCCGAAAGGAACGCGCCAAGGCTGAGAAGGCCGCCGAGAAGGAACGGAAGAAGCACGAGTCCGAGCTCAAAAAGGCCGCTAAGGCGGCTGCCGCCGCGGCTAAGAAGGCTGCTTCTGCCGCCAAGAGGGGCGCCAAGTCTGCTTCTGAGAAGCACGCTGCTAACAAGGCTGCTCGAGCAGAGAAGGCTGCCGAACGGGCTCGCAAGAAGCTCGAGAACCAGAAGCTGAAGGAAGCTCGCAAGGCAGAAGCCGATCGCAAGAAGAAGCAGAAGGAAGCTGAGCGCGCTGAGAAGAAGCGCATCGCCGACGAGAAGAAGGCTGCAAAGGAAGCCGAGAAGAAGCAGAAGGAACTCGAGAAGCAGAAGGTTCCTAAGGGCGGTATCCCAGCCGACCTGCGGAAGGAAGCTCCTCGACGGCTCTCGTCCACGGATCTCATCGAGCAGAACAAGCGACTCAATCTCGAGAAGCAGAATTACGAACTCAAGGAGAAGCTCAAGGAGTACGAGAGTCAAAATAGGAGTGCTCTTGCTAAGACGGCTGATCTCTTCGTCGACGAGGCTCGAAAGAACCTGACGAAGTATGCGGCCCGGACGGCAACCGACATGCTCACGGCCGCTCTCGACTCTAAGCTCAAGGGTACGGAATACGAAGGTGTCGCCAAGATGGCTAAGGAGTCCCTTAACCTCGACGCAATCCTGAAGAACACAACTGGTAAGAAGTAGGTATGGCGCTATCAAACACCGCTACGCCTAAGTACTATGCCCAGTTTCGAGAAAAGGTCCTCGCCGGCGAGATTCCGGTCTCTCACACCATCGAGATGGAGATGAATCGGATCGACGACTTGATCGCCAACCCGAGATACTTCTACGACGATGGCGCTATCGACGGTTTCATCGCTTTCTGTGAGAATGAGATGACCCTTGTCGATGGTAGTGACCTAACTCTGCTGGATTCGTTCAAGCTCTGGGCTGAATCACTCCTTTCGTGGTTCTACTTCGAGAAAGTGACGAAGTTCGTTCCTGATGAAACCGGCCACAACGGTCGATATGTCCAGGTCGATGTTAAGCGACGCTTGGTCAACAAGCAATACCTTATCGTCGCTCGTGGCGCGGCCAAGTCCATGTATATGGCCTTTATCCACGCCTACTTCCTGACTATTGACCCCACCACAACTCACCAAATTGCCACGGCGCCCACGATGCCTCAGGCTGAGGAAACGCTGTCCCCGTTCAAGACTGCCATCACACGTAGTCGGGGACCTCTGTTTAAGTTCCTGTCGGCGGGGACTGTTCATGCAACAGTCGGCTCCAAGGCGAATCGATCTCTGCTTTGTCCGACCAAGAAGGGAATCGAGAACTTCTCGACAAATTCCCTCCTTGAGGTCCGACCCATGAACGTCGACAAACTTCAGGGCTTGAGATCTAAGGTGAACACTATCGACGAATGGCTATCTGGTGATGTTCGTCAGAACGTAATCTCTGCTCTCGAGCAGGGTGCGTCGAAACTCAATGACTGGGTCGTCGTTGCGGTATCGTCTGAGGGTACTGTCCGAAACGGCGTCGGAGATTCCATCAAAATGGAATTGCTTTCGATCCTTAAGGGGGAGTACTATGACCCACACTCGTCTATCTGGTACTACCGGCTAGATGATGTGTCCGAGGTTGGGGATCCAAACATGTGGGTTAAGGCCCAGCCCAACCTTGGCAAGACCGTGTCTTATGACACATACCAACGAGACGTCGCTAGGGCTGAGAATGTACCTTCCGCAAGGAACGACATTCTGGCGAAACGATTCGGCATCCCTTGTGAGGGATACACTTACTTCTTCAAGTACGAAGAAACGATCCCCCACAACCCACGAGAGTTCTGGCAGATGCCATGCGCCATGGGTGCGGACCTTTCTCAAGGTGACGACTTCTGTGCATTCACGTTCTTGTTCCCGTTGTCCACTGGTGACTTCGGGGTCAAGACTCGAGCGTACATCACCACTCGCACGTTCGACAAGCTTCCAGCTGCTGGGCGCGCGAAGTACGAGTCATTCATCCGAGAAGGTTCACTCCAGGTCATGGACGGAACAATCCTGGACATGATCGAAGTCTACAACGATCTCGACGAGTACATCTTGAGGTCCGAGTATGATGTTCGAGCGTTCGGGTATGATCCATACAACGCCAGAGAGTTCGTTGAGAGATGGACAACCGATAACGGACCTTATGGGATCCATAAAGTCATCCAGGGTGCACGAACCGAGTCAGTCCCGCTGGGCGAACTCAAGAGTTTGGCCGAGGACCGAAGTCTCATCTTCGATCAAGAGCTATTCTCGTGGGCAATGGGTAATACCATCACCCTTGAGGACACCAACGGCAACCGCAAGATCTTGAAGAAACGAATGGACCTCAAGATCGACTCGGTCGCAGCACTCATGGATGCTTGGGTCGCATATAAACAGCAACTCGACGACTTCAACTAACGAGAGGAGGTAATATGGGTATTATGTCACGGTTGGCTCGGGCATGGAACGTGTTCGCACATGATCGCCCAGATCGTTACAAGAATAGTAACTACAGCGAATACCGCCCAAGCTACCGTTCTATCGGATCTACAAACCTGGTCCAAACACTATACAACAAGATTGCGTTGGACGTTGCGAACACTCCTATTCGCCACGTTAAGGTAGATCAAAATGGTAGGTATGACAGTGAGAAGGACTCGTCTCTGAACGAATGCTTGTCTCTGATGGCAAACATCGATCAGACCTCGAATGCTCTGATCTACGAGCTCGTCTATACGATGCTGGAAACTGGTAGCGCAGCTCTGGTTCCAGTCGACACAGACACTGCTCTAAACGAGGAAGGGTCGTTCGATGTCCTTTCTCTCCGAGTTGGACGAATCGAGAGTTGGTACACAGACTCAGTCGATGTAAATTTGTATAACGACCGTAGCGGTAATCGAGAAACGATTCGTATCTCGAAGAACTCAACGGCAATCGTATACAGTCCACTCTATGATGTCACGGCTAGCAACAGTTCATTGGCCAATCGACTTGCTCGAAAGCTCGACGCACTAGATGCTATCGACAATTCAGCTCTCGGTAAGAAGTTGGATCTGATTATTCAGCTTCCATACTCTGTCCGAGGCGAATTGCGACAGCAGCAAGCTGAGACTCGACGAGAAGCTATCGAACAGCAGCTTCGAAATTCGGAGATCGGCGTCGCATACGTCGATGGAGCCGAGAAGATCACGCAGCTCAATCGTCCAGTTGAGAACAATCTGCTCGATCAGGTGAAATACCTATCCGAGCAACTTTACAACGCACTCGGTTTTACAGAGAGTGTGTTCAATGGCACGGCCGATGCTGAGACTAACCTGTCTTACTACAACCGGACGGTAAAGCCGATTCTCGATACTATTACGAAGTCGGCAACAATGGTCTTCTTGACCAAGACCGCTCGATCTCAGGGTCAGCGAATCATCTATGTGAGGGATCCGTTCGCGGCAACCTCGCTCGATAGCATCGCATCGATGGCTCAGACGTTCATCACCAACCAGGTCATGACGCCAAATGAGATCAGATCGATCATCGGCTTGCCGCAGTCCACAGACCCCAAGGCGGATCAGTTGGCTAATCCGTATACGTCATCCGCAAACGCGGATCAACGGTCAAACAACGACCAGGAGGTTCAAAATGGCAGCGCCTAATGACGTCGCCGACTTCGACGGGTGGGCAACCGTCGCAGGCATCAAGTGCTCCGATGGGCGAGTTATCTCTCATCACGCATTTGAACAGAACGATGGGGCTGTTGTGCCTCTCGTTTGGCAGCATGGTCACGACAACGTGACTAACGTTCTTGGGCATGCCCAGCTCGAGAAGAAGGCCGAGGGTGTTTATGCCTATGGGTTCTTCAACGGATCCCAGCAGGCTGAACATGCTCGCGAACTGATTGAGCATGGCGATGTCACAGCTATGTCGATCTTCGCGAACAACCTCAAGCAGGATGGCAACGTTGTCAAGCATGGCAACATTGTCGAGGTATCCCTGGTCCTTAAGGGCGCTAACCCCAAGGCAACAATCGAGAACGTCACCATGGCTCACTCTGATGGCGAGGGTTACTCCGCGATCATCAAAATGGGTGACGGAGACGTATCTCACGAAGACTTCGAGGGCTCCGAGGAATCGGACTCCGAAGATGAGTCCTCTGACGAGGACAAGACCATCGGTGAGATCCTTTCCACTCTCACTGAAGAGCAGCTTGAGGCCGTCAATTACCTCATTGCTGCAGCCATCGATGGGGAGTCTGAAGACTCCGAAGAGACCAACGAAGAAACTGAGGAAGATATGAAGCACAATGTCTTTGAGGGCGACAAGACCCCCGAGAACACGCTGTCTCACGCAGCTTTCGCTGAGCTGGTTGAGACGGCCAAGCGAAACAACACCACCCTTCTAGACGAGCTTAAGCACGCCGACTACGGTATCGAGAATATCGGCTACCTCTTCCCCGATGCTAAGAGCATCACGGATGAGCCCATCACTCTCGATCGCGATCAGTCTTGGGTCTCCGTCGTCATGAACGGAACCAAGCACTCCCCCTTCGCCCGAATCAAGTCGGTCCTCGCGGACATCCGTGACGACAAGGCCCGAGCTAAGGGTTACGCGAAGAAGGCTCAGAAGAAGACCGAAGAGGTTATCAAGCTTCTGACCCGTACGACGTCTCCCACGACGATCTACAAGAAGCAGAAGCTCGATCGCGACGACATCGTCGACATTACTGACTTCAATGTCGTTTCTTGGCTCAAGAACGAGATGAAGGGTAAGCTCAACGAGGAAATCGCTCGAGCCATCCTCATCGGCGATGGTCGTCAGATCACGGATCCCGACCGCGTTGACGACGAGGCAATTCGTCCGATTCTCAAGGAGAATGACCTCTATGCGATCCACAAGTCGCTCGACGCCAACACCACGGATGAGACTCTTGTGGACGACATCGTCCTGGCATCGGCCGAGCTTGAGGGTTCCGGCTCTCCGACGCTCTTCATTGCGAAGAAGCGCCTGGTCAAGATGCTTCTCCTGAAGGACAAGAATGGCCGTCGTCTGTACGAGACCGAGGCGTCTCTTGCTGGTGCGCTTGGCGTCTCCAAGATCGTCACCATTCCTCAGTTCGAGGGTCTGGAGCACGAGATCAAGGGTGTCAACCACGAGCTTCTGGCCATCGTGGTCGACCTGCGCGACTACACCATTGGTTCGAACGCCGGTGCGGAGCTCGGTATGGCCGAGTCCTTCGACATCGACTTCAACCAGTACAAGTACCTGATTGAGGCCCGTATGTCGGGCTCTCTGACGGCACCTTACTCGGCCCTGACGATCTCGCGTAAGAAGGCGTGATCTTATGTCGAGGTTTAGCGGCAAGCTAGGCTTCGTGATGACGCGTGAGACGGAGGAAGGTGTTTGGCTCGAGGACGTTATCGAGCTCAATGCTAAGGGGACTATTCGTAGTCTCTATGTCAGGAACGATAACTCGTCTTCTGCCAACACCAACCTCCGTCTCACCAACGAGATCAGCGTTCTGATGGACACCAAGATCAAGACGTACCTCGAGACTCTGAAGTACGTAGTGTGGAAGGGTTCAAAATGGGAGGTACGGTCCATCGGGGTGAACTATCCACGGCTGACCATCAATCTAGGCGGTCTGTATGCGCACGTATAAAGATCTCCTGCACCTACTTCAACAAGCGGTCCAGCACAACCGGGTATATTTTCAGCCTCCAGAGAATCTGAAGATTGGATACCCGGCAGTTGTCTTCCACTTGTCGAAGATAGAAATCGACCGCGCTTCCGATGTACCTTACAAGGGCGCTAAGGAATACTCGGTCACTCTCATCACCAAGGATCCAGAGCCAGACGTGATCGACGAAATCCTCAAGATCCCGTATTCGTCTTTGGATACGACATACATCTCGGACGGAATGAACCATTTCGTCTTCACGGTTTACCTTTAAGGAGGATATCCTATGGCACAGATCAAGTGGGACGAAGAGGGTTCCCATTTCTATCACACTGGCGTTAACAAGGGCGTTCTGTTCCCCTTTGACAACGCTCAGAACCGATACGGCACTGGTGTCGCTTGGAACGGTCTGAAGACTGTCACCGAGACTCCTGAGGGCGACGAGTCCTCGGACATCTACGCTGACAACCTCAAGTACCTGACCCTGATGTCGGCTCCGTCGTTCAAGTTCACGATTGAGGCCTACACTTATCCCGACGAGTTCGCCATCTGCGATGGCACCGCTCAGCTGGTTAAGGGTGTCAACCTCGGTCAGCAGCCGCGTACGCGCTTCGCGTTCTCCTACTGCACGAAGCTGGGTAACGACACCAAGGGCGATGCTTACGGCGAACTGCTGCACATCATCTACGGTGCTACTGCTGCTCCTTCCGAGCGTGCATACAACACTGTCTCTGACTCTCCCGAGGCGATCTCGTTCTCCTGGGAGTGCTCGACCGTCCCCGTCCAGGTGGATGGATTCCAGCCGGTCTCCGTCATCACGGTCGACTCTTCGAAGCTTGACCCGGCGAAGTACAAGAAGCTCACCGACAAGCTGTATGGCGTTGTAGCCGGTGGCGGTGGCTCTGCTACCCCGACGCTGGTTATGCCCAACGAGCTGCGTACGCTTCTGGCGTGATCTCGCTCGAGCTTGAGTTTGGGGGAGAGGAGCGGTTTGACGAGCGTAGTAATACGTTTGTTACGCTGGAGCCGTTTACAATTACTCTTACGCATACCCTGTCTTCGGTGGCTGAGTGGGAATCCGTCTACAAACGGTCGTTCCTGGAAACCCCACCGCAGACTGGCGAAGAGTTAGTGTTCTACATCCAGTGTATGTCGGACCGCCCTCTCCCTCGAGATTTTGTCAAGCGGCTCGACCAATCCGTTCAGGTCAAAATAGCAGACTATTTGTCTGACAATGCTACGGCGACGGTTCTATGGAACCCGCCTTCAAATGGAGGCCCACGAGATACTATGACCAGTGAACTGATCTACTGGTACATGACTCAGCTGGGCATCCCATTCGAATGCGACAAGTGGAACTTGAATCGGCTATTGACGCTGATTCGTCTCGCTGCAGCCAAGCAGAACAACCAAAAGCCGGACGCCCGGGCATCAGCAGCTCAGCGTGCGGCCATGAATCAAGCCCGTAGGGCTAGAACAGGGAGTAGAGGATGATTGACATTCCCGCTGATGCGCAGGTCCCGGCAGGGCCTGACCCCCATGAGGACCGAGATCGCGCGATTTACGAAGGGAAGTAAGGTATGAGTAAGATCGACGACGTTATGTCGCATGCCACTTACCGCCTCGGCTACTACGCTCCGGACGATCCTGAGCCGGGTTCTGAGGCCGGTCGATGGCTCGCTAAGAGTATGAACCAGCCTTGGCTTGCTGGTCCGTCTGAAGACATCTGGTGGTGCATGGCCTTCGTCAGTATGTGTTTCGACATGGCTGGCGAGATCGACGCAATCGGCGGTTACAGCTACAACACTGACGTCACCAAGTCTCGAATGGACAAGGTTGCCATCGAAGATGCACAGCGCGGAGACGTTGTACTCTTCGACTGGGATAGCGACGGTCTGACTGACCATGTTGGTATTGTTGAGGCAAACCTCGGCGACGGCTGGCTTCAGACCATCGAGGGCAACACCTCTCCCTCCAATGCCGGTTCTCAGTCTGCCGGCAACGGCGTTTATCGCCGCCAGCGTTCCTTCGGAATCGACTGCGTTCTTCGACCTAAGTGGTCTGACGCAAATGACTCCGATGATTCGGACGGTGCAGACAGCCTGACCGATAAGTGGTGGGGCAAGGCAACTACATATGCTCTCCAGGCTTCTATGGGTCTTCCGGCTAACGGCTGGATCGAAGACCAGGACGAGGACAACGAAGAGTACTTCGAGCGTACTGGTACTGGCTGGGATTGGGTTGAAGACCCCCATGACGGTTCTGACACCATCGCAGAGCTTCAGCGTCGTCTTGACATTGAAGCGGATGGTATCGCCGGACCGGATACGGTGTCTGCACTCCAGCAGCACCTGCGAAACCGAGGCCACGAGCTCGACGTCGATGGCTATTGCGGCTACCGCACAGTCGAGTGTCTACAGTACGAGCTTGTTAACGGCACGCTCTGGGGCTGATCAAGAAAAGGAGGGCCGTCATGATCGAGATGAAGTTCGACGCTGAGTTCGACATGTCAAAATGGTTGACACAAGTCAAGAACAAGAAGCTTCGTGACGTACTGGCAACTGCTGGTACTCGAGGCGTGGCGGCCCTCCGGGCCAATACCCCGGTTGGTACCGGTAAGACTGCCGCTTCGTGGCAGTATAAAGTCAAGCAGACCAATCGAGGCATTAAGATCGTTTGGTATAACACTAACATCGTGTCTAAGGTTCCGATTGCCATCATTCTGCAATACGGACACGGTACACGACAAGGCGGCTACGTCCAGGGTAAGGACTATATCAACCCTGCGATGAAGCCTATATTCGACGAAATTGACCGAATGGTTGGGAGGGCCATCAATGGGTAAGAGTATTGAGAATAAGGTCGTCTCCCTGGAGCTCGACGATTCTAAATTCACAAGCCGTGTTGACGGCGTTCTCCGCAATGTCGACCGTCTGAAGTCGGGAATGAACTTCAAGCAGTCGACCGACGGACTCGATAATGTTGGTAGCGCAGCTCAGGATGCAGCTAAGCGAATGGGTGGCATTGCCGACAGTGTTAAGAACATCAACACCTCCGTCGTCAACAATTCGACGACTGCAGCGGCCGCCACAGCTAACGTCGGCGCTGCCGCAAAGATTTCGTCGACTAATTTTTCCATGCTCGCGGGCGCTGCTTCCGTGGCCATGGGTAACATCGCATCCAAGGCCCTTATGGCTGGAGGATCGGTGCTTTCCTCGTTCACGTTCGGGCCCATCTTGGACGGTTTCCGCGAATACGAGAACCAGCTTAATGCGGTTCAAACTATTCAGGCAAACACGTTCAGCAAGGGTGAGACCACTGCGACGATCAACGCAGCTCTCGACGAACTGAATGCTTACGCGGACCGAACCATCTACTCGTTCACCGAGATGACACGCAACATCGGCATGTTCACATCTGCTGGTGTCGGGTTAAAGGATTCGGTTGCTGCGATTAAGGGTCTGTCGAACGTCGCAGCAATGTCTGGCTCAACTTCTGAGCAAGCCGCAACGGCAATGTATCAGCTGTCACAGGCGCTTTCGACAGGCTCTGTAAAGCTTCAAGACTGGAACTCGATCGTCAACGCCGGTATGGGCGGCGAGCAGTTCCAGGAAGCCTTGAAGCGTACGGCACGTACCTATGGTGTCGAAGTCGACAAGATGATCGACAAGGCAGGGTCGTTCCGTAACTCGCTTAAGGACGGATGGCTTACATCCGAGATCATGATCGAGACCCTGACTCAGTACACGGGCGACCTGTCTCGTGAACAGCTGCTGAGTGCCGGTTACACGGAGCAGCAGGCTGACGAAATCATGAAGCTGGCCGAGACCGCTAACGATGCCGCTACGAAGGTCAAGACTTTCTCGCAGCTGATCGATACGACTGCCGAAGCGCTCGGTTCAGGATGGGCTTCCATCTTCCGAACGATCTTCGGTGATTTCGAGCGTGCTCGTACCATGTGGACTGCAGTGTCTGACGTTGTGAACGGAGGTATCGGAACTTTCTTCGATGCTATTCAGGGTATCCTCGACCGCTGGGATGAGCTCGGTGGTTGGGAAGAATGGTGGTATGGTCTCGGTGAACTCTGGACCGCGATCGCCAAACCTCTAAAGGCCATCGGCGAAGGGTTCTTCAGCGCGTTCCAGGGGGACGCCGGCAAGGCTCTGTACGATTTCTCGTACTACTTCCGTCATTCGATCTCCCAGTGGCTGATGATGTCTGATGACTTCGCCAACAACCTCGGCAAGGTCTTCAAAATGGCAGGCGAATTGCTCTCGCCGGTCCTTGAGGTTCTCATCGGGTTTGCCTCGGCCATTGTCCAGATTGGTGTTGCCGCATTCAAGATCGGCACGATCTTGGCTGGGATCTTCGTCAAGCCGATGATCCTTATCGCCGCTAAGGTCGGGGACATCGTCTCTGTCTTCAGCGACTGGTTTGGACAGATGCTTGGCGGAACTGACATCCTCGGAGGCCTCTCTAAGGTCCTCGACTGGATCGTCGACAAGTTCCAGAAGCTAGCTGACTGGATGTACGCAGTTGCGGACGTCACGATCACTCCGATCTTCGACGGACTCAAGGTCGTCATCGAGGCAGTGCTCAAGCCGCTCGGCGAATTCATCGAGACGATTAAGAAGGCAACATACAACGTCTTCAAGCCTTTTGGTGACGCAATCTCGAACGTCTTTGGCGCGATCTTCGGTTTCGCTTCTGGAACCGGCGGTCCAATGGAGAAGATCAAGTCTGCTTTCGGCGGGTTTGGATCAGGGTTCCTCGAGAACATGACCAAGCTCGCAGATGCTATCGGTCCCAAGTGGTCTGAGAAGGTCAAGGCTTTCTCGGATTCGATTCTCCCAATCAGCGAGACCATCGGTAAGCATCTTGGTGGAGCTGTCGAGAGCGCTGGTAAGGGAATCAAGAAGTTCTGGGATGATGCGTCGCCTAGGATGGCCGAAGTCTGGTCTGAATCCGCCAAGCGGATGAAGGACTCAATATCTGGGGTCGGCAAGGCCTTTGGTCGAGCCGGCGATACCATCTCCAAGACATTTGCGCCCCAGGTGCAGGCAGTCAAGGACTTTGGTAAGGCTCTCGGAGATGTCTTCGCCCACATCGATGACCATCTCGACAACAACACATTCCTGTCGTCCATCGGCGATAGCTTCAAGAACATGATGAAGGCCTTCGGTCCTTTCGGATCACTCATCAACGGCATCATCGATCTGTTCGGGAAGCTCGGGGATCTGACCAAGTCCATATTTGGCGGGTTCAGTAACGAGGCGAATGGCGCAGCGGGCGGTCTGTCGACTTTCGGGAAGGCAGCCTCCGATGCGTTCGACACTCTCGGTGTTGTCGGTGGGACTATCTATACCGCGGCTACCGGTATTGTCGAATTCTGCGCTTCCGTTGTCGAGGCTATCGCGAATCTTATCGGTTGGCTCACCAAGGGTATTGATAGCGTCAAGAAGTTCGCTTCCGAGTCTCAGGCGTTCGACTCATTCAAGAAGAATGTCGGCAAGGCATTTGACAACGCCGGATCGATGATCCAGACTTTCTGGTCTGGTCTCGGTTCCAGTCTTAAGGACTTGTCAATTTCAGATCTCTTGAGTGGAATCCTGCTCGGCGGCGGTCTTGGTATGGGGTTTAAGACCCTTCAGACCCTGCTGGGTCAGTTCACGAAGACCACGGATTCGTTCAGCAGCATGTTTGAGAAGTTCGGCAAGATCGGTGATTCGATCTCCGGCGTCTTTAACTCGCTGACTGATGCTCTGAAGTCCATGCAGGAAGTCATCAAGGCTAAAGCCCTTCGCGAAATTGCGATTAGCGTTGGTATTCTTGCTGGCTCGCTGTTCATCCTTGCGATGATCCCTGCCCCTCGACTCATTCAGGGCGCCGTGGCGATCGGTGTCTTAACTAAGATCCTTCTAATTGCTCTGACTCAGATCAGCGAGATGAAGATCAACAAGATGCAGATTGCAGGCGTTATCGGCGCTGTTATGGCGTTGTCTATTGCGATCCTGTTGATGTCGATCTCTGTAGGTATTCTTGGATCTATGAAGCTGAGCACCGTCGCACAGGGTATCGGGGCCGTAATGGTCTTGGTACTCGGCATGACGACAGCCGCAAAGCTTCTCGCTAAGGATTCTAAGACGATGATCCAGGGCGTCGGGTCCATGATCGCGATGGCTATTGCCATTAACATGCTCACGATCCCGATTATCGCGCTTGGTCTGCTTCCGATCAAGGTCATTGCTCAGGGAGTCATAGCTGTCGGAGTTCTTATGGGAATTCTGGCCGGCTTCGTTCTTCTGATGAACAAGGCCGCTAGTGATCTCGGCAAAATGGCAGCCATTTCACTGATGATGATATCATTCGCGTTCTCGATTCAGATGCTCGTGGCAGCTGTTGCAGTGATGGGCTACATGGACATGACTAAACTATTCCAAGGAATAGTCGGTTTGTCCGCAGTAATCCTGTTGATAGTGGCCATCGCAAATCTGATGCCTGCAACGGCCATTGTCGGAGCAGGTTCCTTGATCCTTACCGCAATCGCAATGAACATTGCAGTCGGGGCTATCGTACAGATGGCGAACCATAGCTGGGGAGAGATCCTCAGCTCGATAGGGAAACTGTTGCTCGTTGTTGCGGCTATTGTCGCAGTGGCGTTTGCAGCCCAGGGTGCTATGGTAGGTATTGCGTCACTTACTCTGCTGAGTTTCGCTCTAGGTATGTTCACATCCGCCCTGTCGAATGCGGCCGGACTTAGCTGGGATGCTCTCAGCAACGGTCTATGGGCAATCGGTATCGGGCTTGGCATTCTGATTGCGGCGGGGTATCTCGCCATCGGAGCTGCCCCGGGTCTGATCGCCCTGGCATTGGCTATTGGCATTCTAGGCGCAGTCATCATCGGCATCCTCGCCGCGTTCACAGCTCTGGCGGTTGTTATCACAGCCTTCTTGGCGGTGGCATCGGCGGCTGGACCGGCTATTGGTGCCGGACTCGTTGCGATCGCATCGGGTATTGCCGGAGCATCTGCTATCATCGCAGCAGCGGCACCAGCTATCCAAGCAGCGCTGATCGGAGTCTTCACGGCAGTCGAGAACGCTGCACCCGCTTTGGCGGGGGCCCTTCAGGCACTGGTTCGAGCGTTTGGACCAGCTGTGAATGAGTTGGTCATTGTGGCGGGAATTGCTATTCGGCAGTTTATCAGTCAGTTTGCGCAGATAATCAAGCAGAAGATGCCTGAACTTATTCAGACTTGGACGACAGTTGTGTCGGGCCTACTCACGACCCTTCGCAACGTCTGGCCTGAAGTCTTGAAGACAGTCATCGACCTTCTGTACCAGCTGATCATGGCGATAGTTGAGAATCAACCAAAGTTCATCGAAGCCTATAAGGCTCTGTTGACTGGGTGGATTGATGCGATTAAGACATGTGTTCCGCTGGTTGTTGAGGCCATACTAACGCTGCTCCAGGCACTGCTTGATGGTATCGCTGCTAAGATCCCAGATCTGACTACGTCGGGTGCAAACCTTATCGCAGCGCTGATCAATGGCATTGCGGCTAGTTCCTTGATTATCATCAATGCCGCATGGGATGCCGTCATTACGTTCATCAATGGATTTGCTGATGCGATCGATCAGAAGGGACCGGAGCTTCAAGCCGCGGTCAACAAGCTGATCTCGGCCATCATCCGATTCATCAAGAACGGTCTGACTGGCATGGCCAGTACGTTCGCGCCTCACGCGAGTTCCATTGGACGTAACATCATTAATGGTGTTATCAACGGAGTGTCCAGTGTTGCGCATAACCTGTACAACAAGCTCAGCAATGTTGCCTCGAATGCTCTTAGCTCGTTTAAGAGCACTCTCGGCATCCACTCGCCTTCGCGTGTATTCGCGACTGCGGCTGGGTTCATCGTTGCAGGTATTGTACAAGGTATCGACAAGAACCAGGAAGACGCGGTCGACGCTATGTCTGGTCTTGGCAGCGAGATGGTCAACGCCATGAGCAACCTGGATGCCGATTGGAATCCTGTCATCAAGCCGACTGTCGATCTCTCTGAGGTGAACGGTCTGCAAGATCTCACGATGAAGGACCTTAGTGCGAATGTTGTCGGAACATCAGTTCAAAATGGCAGTCAAACAGCGCAGGAAATTCGAGCTCTTCGAGACGAACTGCGCAACAACCAGAAGCCGATGGTCTTCAACCAGTACAACGAATCACCAAAGGCGCTCGATCTCAATGACTTGTATCGTCAAACTGAGCGCCAACTCGAACGAATGAAGAGGATTTAATTATCATGGTGTACTCCATGCTCAAACTACTCCCCACGAGTGGTCCCGGCTTTGTAACCGATCTAAATCGGCCCGACGAAGGATGGGTTGCTCAGATCCTTAATGGATCGTTCGGTGGCAACAAGGAGTACAACTTCACCGGGAACGTTGTGACAACGGTTACGGATAAACCTATTG